AACTAATGCAACCACCAATGCTACCAATAGAATGAATAAATCTAATAAACAGATGAAACCTTCTCTAGCGGAAGCTTCTTCTGGTTTAAAAACTGTGGGTCGTGACCTACAGAGATATTCACTACTATTAGTAGGGGCTTCGGCGGCTATTACTAAGTTTAGTTTTGACCTATCTTCTGGTCTTGGTCAGGTGCAAACTTTGATTCCAGATACAGGAAGTAGAATTTATGAATTAGAGGAAGCTGTGCAGGATTTAGCTATATCCTCTGGTAAGGGGTTTCAGGATTTAACAGAAGGACTATACCAGACCATTTCTGCGTTTCAAGATAGTGCTGATACAGTAGACATATTTACTCAAGCGACAGAAGCCGCAATAGCTGGTGGTGCTAGTACAGCCGATTCTATCGCATTGGCTTCTGCTGTTACAAAGGCATATGGGGATACAACAAAAGAAGCTACTCAGAGAGTGTTTGATTTAGCCTTTGAGACAGTGCGTTTAGGTCAGACAACATTTCCACAGTTAGCTAATGGGATACAGACTGCAACCGATAGTGCTGTGAGGCTTGGTATCTCACAGGAAGAGTTATTTGCAACATTCTCAGCATTAACCGGAGTTATTGGGGATGCTTCTGAGGTAGCTACAAAGTTTAGATCAGCTTCACAATCACTATTGAACCCTAATGAGGCACTACTTGGATTATTCAGCCGATTAGAAGAAACCACTGGTGAAACCGTGGCTACAGGTGAAGATTTTGTAAGAGTCTCTGGTGGGTGGCAACAGGCACTCAGTTTAATCGTAACCACAGCAGAAGAAGCTGGACAACCGCTCCAGACATATATAAAGAGAATTGAAGGTATCACTCTTGCTAGTAGATTAGCTGGTAATTCCGCAGAAAAATATGCTTCAGATTTACAGGATGCTAATAGTGCAACAGGAGCGGCGGCAAAGTCATATAAAGAAGTGAAAGACGGGATTGATTCTTTTAGGCAATCAATTTTAGAGAGTAAACAGCAGATTGCAGTAGCGGCAAAAGAAATTGGTGATAATCTTGTACCAAGATTAGCCGAGTTATTTGAGCGAGTTGCGGATGTAGTCACAGGGTTTTCTAACTTGAGCGACTTCACACAGCATACACTAATAAACATAGGGGCTATGATTGCAGTATTAGGCCCATTACTAATCTTAGTTGGATCTATTGCTAGAGCTATTAAAGGTCTAGTAGCATTAAAAGCTGTGGGGTGGATTGCTACATTAGCTACGGCATTAGGCCCAGTAGGTTTAGCTGGGGTGTTGGTTGGTGTAATCGCTTCATTTGCCTTATTAAACAAAAAGATTATAGATGGAGTCCAAACACAACAGGATTACACGGACGGGATAATACAACAGGAGAATGCTCTCAAGAGACTTCCATCAGCAATAGAAAATCTGGGAAAGGTGACAGTGACATACAATGGGGCGAATGATATAAGTATTGAAAAGAACACTGAGTTGCTTGATATATACCCTGAGTTGATTGACAAAGTTAATATACTAACCGCATCTGAGACAGCACTAGCAGAAGCTATTGGAGAAGTTAATGAAGCTAGAGCAAGGCAAACGCTGGCTGGTCAGATCACTTCTTTAGAAAAGGCATACTCTAGTTGGCAGACGTTAGAGACATCAGTAAGGGATTACCAAGACGAAGTGTCACTCTTAAAAAAAGGTCTAAGTGATGTGGATCTGGCGGTATTGGCAGATGAGTCAATAATGAATCCCACGCATGTACAACAGTATGCTAATGCCTTAAATAAGTTGGAAGATCAGCAAATTAAGAATGGACAGGCAGTAATTGGATTCAACAATAATGTGTTAATAATCAACAAAGAATTAGCTAGATTCGGGCTAGCTTTAGATACAATAGATGAGAACGGGTTGGTTTTTAAGAAGTTGGAGGAGGCTTTTGACAACTTCAAAAAAACTGTGGGAGATGATCCACCACCACCACCGCCCCTAGTACCTGAAGGGGATGAATTAGATGCGGGCTTGAAAACATGGCAAGAATGGTTTGAAGAGATCACTGATGTGGCTAAAGAACGATTTGGTAATAGTGGAAAATTAGCTGGTGAAGCATTCATAGCAGATATGACAAAAGCTATGTCAGATTCAGAGGGTCTGTCACAAATATTTGGTGAAGATTTCGATTACGGCGATTCATTAGAAGACATGATTTCAACTGCCGAAGATGCTATATTAGCTCTCACAAAAATAAGAGATGAGCAGATTTCAAATAGTGATGCTTTTAAATTATATGACAACAGTATTTCAGTTGTAATAGCTAAACTAGGTGAATGGAAACAAGCTCAAGGTGCTGTAGAACTACGGGATTTTAGATCAGAGTTGTATGATTCTGTAGATGCTATAGATCTTTTAGATGCAACATTAGGGAAAATGCCTAACACCCTTGATTCCCTTGAAGGGAAATTAGATCTCTTTCAAACAGCATTAAAAGATGCATCATCTAGGGGGTGGGGTGATCTCCCTATGGTAACTGATATGGTAAAACAGATAAAGTGGTTAGAAGAACAAATTGCTAAATTTGGTGTAAAGGCTTCAGATGCTTTTCAAGAGGCAAAGGATGGAGCATTAGATTTTCATGACACCCTAGTAGAGAAATTATTTTATTCCCTAATGGAAACTGGAAATTATACTGCTCAAGCGGCTTTAGTCCTTGCTAATCTAGGGGCAACTTTGGAAGAAATTGGGATCAATGCTATAGCAGATGGTTTCAAGGGCTTAGGAGCGGCTATGGCTGATGGGGTTGTCTCAGGAAAAGAACTTGGGCAAGTCTTAGCAGATCAGGCATTAGCTATATTGGATATGCTTCCAACTTTATTTTTACAAGCTGGATTACAGGCGATCATAAATGGACAAACAGGGTTAGGTATTGGCTTGTTAGCCGCCGCCGCCTCTTCTTCCTTCATAAGTGGGTTTGTAAATCAAAGAAAAGCAGATACGGAAAGTACAGAGAATGCTACAGGTAACGCTTTTGCTGGAGGTAATATAATTCCTTTTGCAAGGGGAGGATCATTCACTAATTCTGTAGTTGATCAGGCTACACCATTTAAGTTTGGTGGATCACTTGGAGTTATGGGGGAAGCTGGCCCAGAAGCCATCTTACCCTTGACACGAACTTCCTCTGGAAACTTAGGGGTTGAAACTAATGGTGCTGGTGGAAGTGCTAGTGTTGTAGTAAACATTACTAATAACTCTGGTGCTGAAGTAAGTACTAATGAAAGGGAAACTCCAGATGGTAGGCAGATAGATATCATTATTGGTCAAGTTGTTAAAAGCCAACTTAATAGTGGAAAATACGATTCAGTTATGCAGGGTCGTTATGGGACTAATGTAAAAGGAATATCAGCCTAATAGGGTTGGTATTCTATGGAGTAATTATGGCAACAATAGATTGGGAGGCAACTCTCCCACAATCCTATATTCAGGATACATTTAGTTATGAGCAAGTTGGGAATGTAGTACGCACATCAATGGATTCAGGCCCATCTAAAATGAGAAGGCTATTTACAGCAGTTCCTAAAAATTATTCAGGACAAATGGTAATGACCTCTGCTCAATTAACTACGTTTAAAACATTCTTTGAGACTACATTAGGGTACGGGGTGAACTTATTTAACTTCCCAGATCCATTTAATTTATCATCTACTATAGAGGTTAGGTTTTTAATAGAATCAAGCACTCCTCCATACACAGTAACTCCTGATGCAGACACTTTGGATTGGAGAATAAGCATTAACTTAGAGGAGATGCCATGAGTAGGAACATTTCAAATAATGCTAGAGTAGCAATAAATTCACCACAAACCGATGAGGTGTTTTTGGTAATATTAGAAATATCCCATACTGATTTACCAGCACCTATCCGAGTAGTAAATAATATGCAGGATGTAGTATCCAATGGGGATACCTATGTCGCTACAGCATTTAACTTTGTACCACCAAGTCAACAGGACGGTGAGATAGGAAGAAGTAAGTTAGTTATAGATAACATTGACAGATCTATTGTTACGGCTATTAGATCTATAAATTCTCCTGCTGATATTTCTGCTAGTATCATACTAGCGGATACTCCTGATGTAGTTGAAGCTGGCCCTTGGGAGTTCAAATTGAGGGATGTCACATATGATAGGGAAACTGTATCAGGGGATCTCTTTTATTTGAGCTATTTGCGAGATAACATTGGAACAATAAGGTATAAGAATATACACTTTCCGGGGTTATTTGGATGATAGACATAAATAAGTATGTTGGCATACCATTTAAGAGAAAGGGATATGCATTTGATGGGGTAGATTGTTATGGTTTAGTTTGGTTATTTTTAAAAAATGAATTAAACATGCTTCTCCCCACATTTACTGAGTATGATGTTTGGGTAGATCCTAAAGAAGTGGCTAGACAATTTAGCTTGAATATCCCACTCCTCTATGGTGATCCAACGGATACTCCCAACTTTGGGGATGTAGCCTTATTTAAGTTCCGTGGAGTTGCTAACCATATTGGTATATATGTGGGGAACAATAGAGTCTTACATGCAATGCGTGGGACAGCATCCACATGTGAATCAATAAATAGTGTAAGATTAAAAGGAAGATTAGAGGGATATTATGGACTCACAAAAGAAAATAAGATTAAGCATAGTACCACACCCATTTAAAACAGATCGCATAGATACAGAGGTAGAAGCTGTTTCATTTAGAACACTCTTTGAAGAGAATGTTGAAACCACCCTACCTATTGACTATGCACTAATTTTTGATAATGATGTTAAAATAAAGTTAGAAGATGTAGATAACATCCCTGAATCTTCTCATGTAATAATTAAGATGACTCCGGCCAATGGTGATGGTGTAGCCGATAACCAAGAAATAGGTGGCGGTAGTAAAGTCCTTGGTGGTCTAATGATCATACTTGGGGCTATATTAATGGCAACTGGTGTTGGTGGCTCTATAGGGGCGTATTTGCTAGGGTCAGGGATATCTATGTTCCTTGGTGGAATTGTCCTTTACAATCTGGATATTCCAGATTTAGCTGGAAGAGAAACTCCTGAGCAAAAACCATCAATTCGTGGAGCACAGAACCAAACCAGAATAGATGGTATGATACCAATACTATTAGGGAAACACCTCATAGTTCCAGACAATGCGGCTGTACCATATACTACAATCAGTGATGGTGATCAATATTTACACCAATTATTTTGTGCTGGGTATGAGGATATTGTTATAGATGAATCAACTATTAAAATTGGGGATACCCCCTTTGATGATAATCATTTAACCTCTGCATATAAGAACATCAGTACTGGATCTGGAGCACCACTTTATTACCCACAACGTGTGATGCAGACTGATATTGGGTTAAAACTACCAGCCACAGAGATATCCGATGATCATGTGTTTAGTACCCCCACTTGGAATACTGTTGGGCCTACATACAGTAGAGGGCCAAACGGGGAAACTAGAAATTCAGGGATCATACCTGTTACTGGGCTTCCTACCTCTGATGTACCCCCTACGTGGAGTATCACTAAAACTACAAGCACTAATACACGCAGAATCGATATAAACTTATCAGCACCTAATGGGATGGTAAAATATGATGATGAGCAAAACCCAACAGAATGGTCTGTACCTATCGTAGGATACTATAGTAATTATGATGGTACAAACACTAAAATAATAGTAATACCAGATATTTCAGGTGATACAGGAGATCCTATAAGGACTTCAGTTACAATTGATTTAGATAACGACACATCCTCTGGTGCGGATTATAATGATAAAAGACAATATGAAATTAGCTTATACAGACGAACACAAGAATCCGAAGATAGTTCAATAACAGATAAGGTGTACTGGGATAACTTACAAAGTTATACAGCTTCCTATGCTGGGAATGCCTATGATTCAAATGTTCCTATTATACCAGCAATACAGGACAAATTAACCACAATAAGTGTGTACATAAAAGCTAGTGATCAACTTAATGGTGTTATATCACAACTCAATATGATTGCACAATTACACACTTTAAAGTATAGTGGAAGTGGGTCTGGTGTAACAGCATGGTCAAATGGAGCTACATCTAATCCAGCCGCCATGTTTCGATATATTCTACAAGATCCCAAAATAAACCCACATCCAACTACTAATGACCAGATTGATTGGGAGTCTTTGGAAGAGTGGTACACTTTTTGCGAGGGTAAGGGGTTTGAGTGTAACGCTGTCTTAAATGGTGATATAACTACTCAATCTGTGTTAAATAGTATTGTGACTTCAGGTAGAGCAAGCTGGTTGACAATAGATGGCAAATACACAATTGTCATAGACGATGTGAAGCCAAACTTAATACAGATGTTCACTCCTCGAAATAGTTGGGGATTTGTTGGCTCTAAATCATTTGCTGATACCCCTACTATGTTAAAAATGCAATATATAGATGCAGATACCGGATACACTTCAGCAGAACGGGAAGTGTACCGTGTAGATGGTAGTGGGGATGATTCTATTGTACAGTCAGTAAGTCTTTTTGGAGTTACTAGTGCTGATGAGGCATGGAAACATGGTAAATATTTAATAGCAGTAAACGCTCTCAGACCAGAGACATATACCTTTAATGTAGACATAGAAAATATTGTCTGTACGAGAGGGGATAGAATTTCTATTGCTCATGATGCTCCGCTTATAGGACTCTACCAAGGAAGAATCACAGGGGTATTTGAAGTTAGTGGGCAGACAACAGGATTCTCTTCTGATGAAACACTATTTTATGAAATTGGTAAAACCTATTCTGTAAAAGTACGGTATCAGGATGGGACTATAGTTGATAAGGAAATTGTCAATCAAAATGCAATATCTACATTAGTAGAGTTTGTAACACCTATTACTGGTATAGGAATTCTTCTTGGATCTGAATTATTCACATTTGGTGAAAGTAGTCTAGAGGTGCTTGATGTCTTAGTTTTGGGTATATCTCCAAATGAAGATCTGACTGCCGCTATAACAACTGTGGAGTATTCTCCTGATATTTTTAATGCCGATAGTGGTGTAATCCCTGAGTACAATCCTCAGATCAGTATTCCGGGGGATGGTGGTACAGGTATAAATGTAAATACCATTTACGATCCTTATACACAGGTAGTGAACTTATCTAATCAAAGTGCCATAAATGCTGGTTATATCGCTAGGGCTGGGAAGTCCTTAATAGCGGCTAGACCAGATGCTTTTACTACAGGAGCACAAGCCTCAGAGTTATGTTTGATATCTACTGGAGAAATAGTATATGTAGATATAGATACAAGTACATTATATAAAACAAGAAAGACCGACTCCTTCGAGGGACATCAAGTAGGAACAGCAATTGCTGGTAATCCCTACGGGGCTGGTATAACTGGTGCTGGAAATCCTAGGGTGCTTTATGTTAATAAAGACGATGATGATAGGATATACTTAAAGGATTTGTCGGTACTGACAGATGGCACACCCGTAACAGCTTCAGGAGCAGAACAGCCCGTTTATATTGGGGATGATGAATTCTTATATCTTGGATTTGATAGTCTTTTATATCGAGGATTAATCACGGATGCTTTAGATGGTACAGCAGTTACCACTTTTCCGATAGCCCATTATGATGCTATCGGTAATACACAAATAATATATTCTAATTTAGCTGATGATTCAAAATTGTACATTAAAAACTCTACCGATGATTTAGCTGGAGATAAAGTGGGAGAAGCTCCTGCTGGAAGAATGTCATACTCAAGTGGGAATAATCCAGTTGTTTATTATATCAACTATGATGACAATAATCTGATATATGAGAACTATATTGGGGATTCAACTATTGATGGCGTTCCTGCTTACAATACTGCATTAGATGTAGCTGTAGATACTAACAGGAATGTAGTATATAGTTCCATGTTTGAAGATAACTATATCTTTAGTGGTTATGCTGATCTTTCAATAGAGAATGGTTTTCTAGAAGCATCCCCTAGTGAATTCTTAATAATTGGAAGTTTAAACTTTGCTAGTAATAAGATACTTGGTGTGTCTGCTGAAGCCTTAGCACAAATAGCTAAAGGGGATAGTGTTTATCACGATGCTATACCATTGGACACAAAGGTAATATTCAAAGGGAATAACTATCTAATATTAGATGCAAATTGCACTAACACAGTGTTGAGTGCTTCAATTCAAGTAGCTGGTACAAGGATTATCCTAGATGCAAACCGAGTTATTATTGATGGGACTGTAACAGCTAATCTGCTGGAATCAAGTGCAATTAATAGTAAACAAACAACCACACCAAATAATTACCACAAAACTGAGATTGATTTAGATAGTGGCAGTATGCAGTTCAGGCGAAGTTCCGATGAGGCTATTATATTGGATTTTGATGCCGATAGAGCAGGAAGTGAGCTTATAATTAGTGGGACACTAGATGCTGTTGATGGTACTTTTAGTGGAGATTTAGATGCTGTTGGTGGTTCTTTTAGTGGAGATCTAGATGCTGTTGGTGGTTCTTTTAGTGGAGATGTAACAGGGGCATCTGGAACTTTTGGGGGTCTTGTTGGGACAGCTCTTGAAGCTGTTAATGTTGGGGGATCTTATGATTTTTATTATGATACTGAAATCCCTAGCACATATACCAGTTTTGCTGGTGCGTTCCTATTGCTA